CGAGTAACTTGGCGAGGGTGTAATCGAATCAAAGTCCGATAAATAAATTGTTTTTATTTGAGCCGTTGCACCACCCACCATTATGCCTTTGTTTCTATTTAAAAGTAAATACAATTTCAAAAAGTCAGCGGAATTGAAAAAATCAGCCTTATCAAAACTAATCCCATACTTTTGCTCAATGGCAGTAATTATATGGATAACCTTTATCGCTGGCTTTAAATCAGTAAAATCCGCACCGTAAGTTTGCGCATTTCTGTAAAGATTGGCGAGCGTGTCGGTTGTTGGCAACTCACTAGAAGAATCATATATAAATCTTTTGGTGTGGCTATTCAATGGGTAAATAATATCAGCAATGGCGCTCTCTATCATTGCCCCACCCGATAGTCCTAATCCTATTTTTAGACCACTAACAACCACCGCTTGCCCATAAGTGTGGTTATAAATCGCCAATTTACTTTCCAATACGTCTAACTCATCTTGTCCAAAGATATCCGTTAAAGCAACAATATCTCCAAAGAACACAATCTGATATGAATATGGTTGTTCGAATTTTAAAGTAACGCCGTTCACTCGTAACTTCCCTGTTTTAAAAGTAACGCCATTTAATCTTATCTCGGCATTTATCTTTAGCCTGGCATCAAACCCATTGGTAATATCGGCGTTGTAATAATGTTTAAAAATACGGTTGTTCTTTTTTGAAGCCGGCACGCTAAATTGCTGAGAAAAAACGGTAAACACTTTTGAAATATCCCGAACGTTTTGTATGCTATCATTTACAGATAATGGCTCATCTTTGAAAAAATCAACGCGCTCCGACCCGATGTATAACTGTACCTGCATTTATCTATAATAATTAATAATTGGATTTGCGACTTCTGCAACTATCGTATAATTGATTAAATCTTTCTTTAATGTGAATGTAGAGGTATCTATATTCACGGCATATCGGTCGTTATCATAGGTAATCCAAACCTCCTCTGATAAAAGCAGTTGTTTAAAAATCTCGTTAAAACTTTCAGGATAAAATCCACTATTTAATGTAATCTTACTTGTCATTTGAGTGTTATAAACACGCATCTCACGGCTCAATGCAGATATCCCACTTGAGGTTTTGATAACCCCTTTATAACTGCTATTTGTTTTTGTCAATGTCGTTGAATCATTGCCCGTAAATACAATATCTTGAAATTCCCCAAACTTATTTATAAAAGTTAGAAAATATGGCTCATAGCGCGTGTCTGGCAATATCTCAACTGGATAGGCTTTAGTGATGCCGTTTTGCGTTATCTGTACCTCATCTGTGCCATAAACAGAATCGAAATCATCATAGTACATTTTAAAAAATATCTTTGCAAAATCTCTGTTTTCAACAACCCCCCCATCTGCAATAACTCTATTTTCAAAATCATTGAAGTAGTTTGTAGAATTGACAAATAAGGCATTCGTTGATTCAATAGGTATCGCTTGGTTGAAATTAGACGTCAAAATAGTGGAATCTTTTAACGTAACACCTCGTCTTTTAAAGACAATTCGTGTGTCGGAATCCACGAATAAAGGAACCTTTACAAAACCATCTTTAGGTCTATAAAATTTTGCGTTTGAAAATGAGCCTATGTTGGTTGGGTTTAATCCGTCTTTCAAATATCCGTACCCCGCTATGGCTAGGAATTGATGGAACGCGTCTTTTGGTTGTGCAACGCCACTTATATATCTAGTTATTTGATAGTCCACCCAAATAGAACCAACTAGAAAATGAGTCAAATCTAGGTTGAGATAGCCAGCTATTAAGTCTGATATTTCAAAAGTAACTTCATTATTTACGGCGTTTTGTATTAACGTAAAAGTTACCGCCCCACGCGAAGTTGTTTGAAGTTCGCCATAAATGTAAATCTCAATAACGGCTTTTGTCAAATTAGCCTCTGATATCTCGACAAAAAATGGGCTTCGAACATTTATTTTATTAATTGCCATTATCTTTTATTTATAAATTTCTTAAAATCTGCAATATCCAAAGCATAAGCATTGACTATCTTCGTTGGTAAATTTTTAAAGGCGTTGACGTATGGGGTTGACCAAAAGTTAGTTGGCTTCAACCCTTGATAAAATATCCGCTTCTGCAACCAAAAACCAATAGTGTTATAATTACCTTTCGCAAACTGCCCCTTTTCATTCCTGAACCTTATATTCTTCCTTTTCGCCCACTCCGCTAACGGTTGCATCGGGGGCATTTTATCACGAAAGGAATATGGTGAAAATGGTGCTTTTTGCTTGCCATTTTTTACCTTCGTGGGGTCTGAACCTCGAACCCCCTTGTCTAAAAAGTTGGCAAAATAAGCCATGTATATCTTTAATAAAAAGCTATTCGGGGATTTCTTAACCTCCGCCTTGAATGAATTGTACAAACCTTTCGTTACGTTATGATTTTGACGCGTCAAATTTGCGCGCGCCTGCGTGATAACGTGCTTGGCAAATCTATTTAAAGCAACCTCAACTTCTGTCATAACATCAACATATCATTTTCAATCTCTACACTAAGGGTGCAAGTCCACCCGGCAACCGCACTGTCAAATCTATCTACAAAAGGGTTTAGCGAAGCCTCGCCTACAAGTTGTAACTTCAAACCTCCACGCTTCAACTTATCTAATAAATTGCTAGCGACCGATAGTTGGGTGTTGAAGATATAATCCTCACGGTCTTTTGAGGATAAATCCATAAAGATAATCGCCACTCTAAATATCCAAGTTGCCCCTGTATATTGCGCGTTTTCAACCATTAAGTGAGCCAACGGGAATATCGTTTGTTTCTTTAAATCAACATCATAGATATTGCCAACCGAAATGGTTTTTACAAATTTATCAGTTCTAAGTACTGATTTAATAATCTCAAGGGTGTCGTGATAGGCTTTCATTGTTCTTTTCTATTTCGTATGCTAATTTCATCAGGCAAGTATGGAGGGGAAGTTCCGTAATAGCTTCGTGTCGTAGAATATCTCCTCCGGCAAGCTCATCAAGTTCTCTATAACTACTCCATTTTTTTGCAAATGTTGTTTCAACTCCACATCCGACTTGATATAATTCAGGATACAATTCGACAAGTCTTTTGTTAAATTCCAAAAAAAAACTATCGCCCCAAAGACCACCGCGATAGGCATCTCTTTCATTTTCTCGCTTGTTTTTGCAGTCCCTGCATAAGGCTCAATAAGATAACTATCGAAAGACTTCTTTATAATTGGTCTAAATAGTACCGCCATTGCCCTATGCATCGTCGCCCAATCATTTATGTATTTCGTCAAATCTTTGTTTTCGCCATAAGTTATTTCGTCGAGGTTTGGTATCATCCCATATTCAACGCCGTTCATCGTGAAGCGCATCTGCAAGGGGGTTTCCTCTTTGAAAATATTTGTAAACTTTTCTAAATATCTTTCAACGTCAAAGCCTTTGAAGTTATCTACATTATTGACATTTAATAATATAGATAAATACCTCTCGGGATTATCATTTTCGGGCAATAATAATTTTTGATATTGCTCTAATTTTATATCGTTTAAGTTATCAGGAACATTTATTCTCATACTTATATAACAGTTTTTTTATCTTTTTGTCATAAAATTTAATAAACATAATAATTGCCAGCGTTGGGGTTGTCCAAATGGTAGATAACATTATATCGCAAGGCATCCAAAGCGTGATTCCAATCGTCTATATACAGTTGGCTTTTCTTATCCATATAAACATAATTATTCAACTCCTTTGCAATATTTTGCGAGTTTTGCTCAACAATCAAATCAAAATCTTGCACGCGTATCACTCCACTTTCTATTGTTCCCTTTTTTACAGGCATTATATTTACGCCTGTACTCTTTAAATCCTCAATCAATCTAGGCTCGGCACTATCGGCAACTATTAACTTGTTCCCCACTCTGTTCAATATCATTGTCGATAACTCTTGCGTCTTCAAACCATTTTGGTAAATATGTTCTTTGACGTATATTTTCTTTTTGGTTTTGTCAATGGCAACTTCTACCAAAGCATCGGGGTCGGTAACAAACCCAAAGTCCATACCGCAGGACGTTTGTAAGTTATCCGGGTTGAACGGCCCATAACTCCAATTTGGGTAAACAACGCCCTCCATTTTGTCAAGCCAACCCCCCAACACAACGTGATTATATTTCAAAGGGTTGTTTAATTTCATATCCTCAAAGAAATCGACAATCTCTTGAGGTACAAACTCTAAGCAATCTAAGTAAGTGGTGTGGATATAGCAAACATTCTTTTTAATGATGTTAGACCCTTCCTGGACGCCACGCCCTAAAAAATACTTCTTGTAAATAAAGTGGTCTTTCATCGTCGGGTTGAGAATCCAAACTTTTATGTTTTTATGTTCCGAATGTGGAGGGTTGCCACGTATAGATAGCAATATTTTATCACAAATAGTTTCATCAGTAAGCTCTTCGGCTTCATCTAAAATCCATTCCGAAAAATCTTTAAGTCCTTTTAAATTAGCCGTTTGTTGGTTGCTGCCAGCTTTTAACCCTTTAAATACAATTTTAGCCTTTGAACCTTTTACCTCTATTCTATTTATTGATTTTTGGAAGTAATTATTGACGTTTAAAATATTTATTTTCTCCTCAACTTCTGCAAATATACTATCTTTTAAAGACGCATTAGTGTACCTTGAATATAGAATTCTATGATTAAAAACCAGCGCTGAATTTATGGCACTAAGGGAAACGGCAAATGATTTTTGAGAATATCTGCCACCGGTTATTATAAATATATCAACACCCTTCGGAGGGTCAAAAAGTGGAGCGAATTTATCGCTTATTTTTATTGTCATTATTATTTCTCACAAATTCAATCTTGGGAATTTGTAGAGGCTCATCATCGCTTGTAAGGTCAGTATAATTTTGGTTCAATTTCTTATGCTCTTCTTTTGTAGAACAAAGTTTATACAATGCCATAAGCCCAGTGTCTGAGTCTCGCTCAAACCATTTCTTTCGGATAGCCACCTTTATATTGATTTTATTCTTTTCAATCAATTCCTTTAAGTCGTTTGAATTGTTTGAACCTTCGGGGAAGTGCAGGTAAAAAGTAGACTTGGCGCAACCTAGATTAGCGCAAACATCTTCTATAAACAAAAGTTTGTTTTTCTCAATTGCTTCAATTGCTTTTTGCTTTAAAATTTCAGTATCGTATCCCATTATTCAAAATCTTTAGTTTCTACTCCGTTACGTTTAATTATTAAATTTGGGTCAAGTTTCTTCATTCTATTTACAATAACATCGCAATATTTGGGGTCGAATTCAACA